GAACAAATAGACCATGTTATAGTAGAACCACAAAACATGGTAATCAATGCCTTCAGTAATTTCGGTAGACAATTGAGAGTACAGTTTCATAGTCATTCAGAATTTTCTCTTGGGATTTCAAAATGCAGTAATTGGTTACCTTCTGAGCGAATACTTACAAAAACTTGATATATAGAAAAGTTAAAAAGAATTATATGAATAAATCATTTAAAACGACTGTAGAGTACTCCAATGATTCTGGTGAATATTATATAACATTACCAGATGAGCTTTTATCTTGTACGGGATGGGAAGAGGGAGATATGCTAGATATGGTAGTCAACAAGGACGGCAGTGTATTAATTGAACATGTGGACACAGAATTTGGAGGAACTGACAATGACGAAGACTAATGTAAACTACACGATTATTGATAAAGAGGGTAATGAGGTACAGAATGAAAATTTTGAAGATTACGACAAGTTAGCAGACCACATGTTAGATTTAGCTGACAAGTGGTATAATGGTGAGTATGATGAAGGAGATCAATTAAAGATTTCAACGTTTGATGATACTGGAAAATTAGTTTATAGTGACGTAGCTACGTTTGGAGATACTCGTGAAGCAGCAAGTGAAATTTCGGACGACTTTAACTTATCTCTTAGAGAATTCCCAAAGAGATCAACTAGTGGTGAAGGATTTGGAAAAAAGATTGATTGATGTAGTAAATGATGTTGATAGACGTTTAAGTGCCTTAGAGGCGCGTATGAGTGGCATTCCAGATCCATTTGTATTATATTACCGACCACCTGGGGAAGATTACAAAAAGATCAACGAAGCACTGGATGATCTTTTTAGTAGACTAAATATTTTAGAGATAGTTTTAGAGAATTAATGGCATTTGTAATTGGAACAAACGCAAAAGATTCTGCATCTACTAATGTTTGTTGCATTTATCCTCCTGCGGCACTAGGTGGCAAGTTTATTACTGCAAAGAAAGTATTTTTTGAGCAGGAACTTGTGAAGTTTTATAAGAATGGATCAAAGTGTTCTGATGTTGGATGTCAGGTATTACTACCAAACCCCCCATGTGTTCCAGCATTAACACAACCATTGAAGCGAGTGTTAGTTTGCACTAACAATAGATCAGTTTATTTGAATGGTATTCTGTTTGCGGTGCAGGGTGATGTTACGAAAGGTCTCAGCACTGATCGGCCGATACCAGGCCCATTCAAATATCCCACCATTCGTATTGCCAATGGCGGGTAAATGTGGTATAATAAGAACAGTTAGAGGAAATTTTTTATGGCAAAATCAAAAGGATCATTAACGAATACGGGTTATGCTGCCAGCAAACCAAAGATGACTGCACAAGGACGTTCAAAGAACACGAAACTTTCTGCGTCTAGTCGTAATGGGCGTAAACAGCGTTATCGTGGGCAAGGATGACAGAGATAGAAGCATATATCAGAGAATGGATTATTCGTTGTTCTGAGATCCGCCCAGAATTGCGAGGGTTTGCTGTCTGCCCCTATGCTTCTACCGCAAAAATTTTAATCATTGACAGTTCTACAGAAGACATCGTACCTATTTCTGGGTATGATGTCATTTTTTATGTCGTTCCAGAATACTTTAGTTTGCAAGATGTCCAATACTGGGTAAGCTTTTACAATAATATGTACGACGAATACGTATTTTTGGAAGACCATTGCGAGTATAATACATATATTAATGGCATTCAGACTAATAATGGTAAGTATAATCTGATTTTAATGCAAAATCGTGAAAAATTACGTAAGCATCGTAAAATTTTACGCAACTCTGAGTATTATAGACATTGGAGTGACGAAATGTTACGAGAAATTTTAGATGAAGATTACAATATTGTGAAAAATTCGGGATAGCAACCCCGTAAAAAGTTCTGTTTTACCCTACAGGAGAAAAACAGATGGCAAAACACAAAGTAGACCGCGATATTGAGTATATGAAGGAAAATTGGGGCACTACAAAGCTCGTAACTGATTATGACTCCCTAACTCCGACAAGGAAAAAGACATCTTCACCTCCAAGTGATAGACTTTCAAAATTCTGTGGTGGCAAAGATGGATTTGATGATTATGTTGAATGGATGGTGTAAATCTCCGTCATATCAAGCATAAATAACTTTATAAATAGACCAATTTTATGCCCATCAGTAAGTCCTTTAAGGATCTAAGCATAACATTTGATAAACATCCAGTCACCGACGATCTGTTGGTGACTAAAAATGATGCTGCTATTAAGGGTTCTGTTTATAATCTGATATTGACCAAACCTGGCGAAAGATTTTTCAACCCAAACATCGGATGTAGCGTTTCTGGTCTTCTCTTTGAACCACTAAACTTCATTACTGCTGGGTCAATTAGAAGTGAAATTGAATATACTATTAAATCATTTGAACCTAGAGTTAGGTTACAAGATGTTGAAGTTGAAATAGACGAAGATAATAATGGTTTTGATGTTATTATTTCTTATACTATCATTGGAGTGCCCGAAAACGTACAAAATTTAAATTTTTTCTTAGGGAGCACGGCGGCATAAACAATGGCGTATAATCAGTTAACAGAATTAGACTACTTTAATATTCGGAATTCGCTCCGCGATTATTTGAGGGCGAATTCGGATTTTACTGATTATGATTTTGAAGGTTCGGTAATCAATAATTTACTTGATTTATTAGCTTATAACACTTATTACACTTCATTCAATACCAATATGGTTGCGAATGAGATGTTTTTAAATACAGCAACTCTTAGAGACAATGTAGTTTCTATCGCTAAGCAATTAGGATACTCTCCTCGTTCGTCTACAGCACCAGTTGCTGATGTTAACTGCACGATTAATCTAACGAGTGGGAATAGCGTCAATGCGTTAGTTTTTAGAAGAGGTAGTGGATTTATTTCTACAATTGACAATACGTTATACCAATACATTTTACAAGATGATGTAAAGGCACTTGTTAATAATAACCAAGCAGTTTTTGAAAATCTTAAAGCATATGAAGGCACACTGATCAAGTCATACCATACTGTTGGTGCAACAGATCCAGAGATTATATTAAATAACAGTGGTATTGATGTTTCTACTATTAAGGTACGTATATCACCAAGTTCCGCAGCATCAAATTTTGAAATTTACACACAATCAGAA